TCCAAAACAGCTTTTTATATAGCTACACTAAGCATCCCCATATCTTTGAGCGTTGCATAATACTGCAGCATTTCCGAACATTTGCCTTTCGGTATTCTAAAGCTGCTAAAATAATTGCCGTTCTTTGTTATATGAAAGTTTTTATTTGCTATTATCCTTGTCGGTATAAAAAGGATGTAAGGATTGTTCAGCTCGCTTCCCTTTTTCCTCTCTAAAAAGGCAACTATTATATCGGCTTCAGAATTTCTAAAACCCCAATACTCATTACCGTTCCTTGTTAAAAAAGAACTATACTTAACATCTATTGTCAGTCCGTCATACACAAAGTCATATGTAGGATTGTTCATTTTAAAGTTGCTGTTTATATCAACCGCTTTCGGTACAAGCTTTTGAAACAACTCTTCTGCTGCAACTCCTTTTTTCATACTTTCAGACGCAAACTCTATATGACTATGCTTATTTATTAAGCCTCTTTTTAGAAAATGCATAAACAGAACGTATGCAGGTATCCTGCTCTCCATTACCGTCTTTTGAAAATCATTGTTAGACTTAAATATTTCTTCCGCTTCATTTATTGTCATTCAATAACTCCTTAGATCGCATTTCTAATTTCTTTCGCTATCTCTAATGCATCTTCCAATACTTTCTTCTTTTCTTTCCACTTTCTATAATCACTTGTATTTGAGAAGGCAAAATTAGCCTTCCACCTACAGCAACTTATAGCCTTCTCAACAAGTCTTATTAACTCTGCTCCATTGTTCCGGTTTATCTTATTATCCGTTTTCATGATTACTCCTTATTTTCTCCTAGGAAAAGATTTACAAAGTAGACTTGACCTTTTCCGGATACTTTGGTTGTCTTGGTGACTACGGTGACACCTTCTGAATTTATGTAGCTGCTCTCTTTGATTTCAAAAAGTTGCTGCTCCATTGCCCTTTGAGTAGGCATATTCCTGCTGCTACCGGATTTCATTAGATATCCCTTGTCTCTAAGCCACGCAAACAACCTTGTTTGTCCAATATTTACCCCGTTTTGCTTCAGCAATTTTGCAAGCTCTCCTACGAGTATGGATGTATGACTTGCAGATACCGACTTTGCAAATAGTGCTAAAGGCTGTAGCTTCTCATTCTCTGCCTCAAGTGCTTTTCTTGCTTTCTTTTCTTCTTTTAACGCTTCCATCGCTGCTATCATAAAGTCCGGATTGTTAAGAAGCTCTTCTGTAGCGTATAACCCATGTTTGCGAACTGATTTAAGTATCTGTTTTACTTCTCTCTTGAATTCCTTAGCTATCGGTTTTCTGCTCTGCATCAGGACTTCATACAGTCCGTCTTCAGTTAAGAACCACATTTCACGATTTTGACCTGACACAAACAATGTTTGTAGCAGCTTTTCATTATCATCTACAGTTCTCATCATTGTTGAAATATCACTATGTTCAATCCAATTTGCAACATCCTTAGCCAAGAACAGAGGGTTTTCAAAATCTCCATATATCTTGAACTCTTTACCCAACACTTCCCTCTGCTCTATAATTTTCAGATCATTCAAAGTCTCACCTCTTTTCATGTTCGTTCTCTCATAAATGCACTCCTATTTTTTCTATCTCAATCAATTTACTTTTAACCATATATCTCCTAAACTATTCTTACAGGCTCTCCACAGCCGAGTAATTAGAAAGGAGAAATGAATCATGTGGAAATATGATAGTCCTATAGGGCCTATATACATTGCCATGTTAAACACCGGAAGATATGGTATAATTTTCAATGACAATGTCTTTGGCTCATGGCACTCTCCACAATCTGCTGCAGATGATGTATATTGTCATGTTACCGGATGCTATGAATGGGATTCACTTGACGGTACACTTGACGATGTCCCAAACGACATAAACGAATGGGATTTTGTACAATCATTCTAAGTGCTGTATTTAATTGTTTAACTTAAACCTAAGCAACATTCGGATATCTTCATGAAACTCATAAAATTCCTCAATGGAGATATCCTCTGTAGTCTTATTGCAGTACATTTCTATACGATCCTGTATCTTACCCTTGATTCTCTCAGCTCCGGCTATTTCAAGATCCTTGTCTATTCTCCTCTGAAAAAACTGCAACATACGAATATCATCATGAAATTCATAAAATTCTTTAACAGATATATCCTCTATATCCTTGTTGCAGTACATTTCTATACGATCTGTAATTTTATCTATAACTTTCTTTGTCGCCATTAGACTTTCTAACTTGCCTTATCCTCTCTCTTGCTTTTTCTATATAGTTCCTACAAAAATACACTCCTATTTTCTCTACCCCAATCAATTTACTTTTATCCATCTATCTCCTAAACTATTCTTACAGGCTCTGCCAAGCCGAGTAATTAGAAAGGAGAAACGCTATGACTTTGATTGAATATCAAATTGATTATTCTGACTTATCAAAAGATGAACAACAAGCACTCATTGAAAAGTTAGAGTCCATTTCCTACCTCGGATTTTTTGTATGTCCTGACTTGCACTCCGGTAAGTTTTATCTTACTTCCGAAAAAGACCTATCACTCATTAACTTTCCAAAGGGATGCCGGTTGACACGTTTGTAGTCTTATCAAGATAATCAATATTTACATTTATCGCTTCAGTATCATATTGAATAACGATATTGAAGCGTTCTTTCTTTCTCATTGTGTCTACAATCAGACCACATAGATTCATCATAAAAACAGCTGTTTTCTCAAAACCATCTCTTTTTATAAACTGGTGTGCCAATAACTCCTCTTGCTCATTATGATTTTTCAACATCCGCTCTCCTAACTTGCATATCTGTTTTCTTCTGATAATCTATCGGCAAGTGCCAAATAAAAATTAGGTGCAAATCTTCTTGGTATTTCAGCAACTATATGCAAAGGTTCCTTTATATCCGCAATCTTTCCCTCTATAGTTGCTGTAATCTTTACAGTCATTTCCTGACCACCTGACAATATCTCTTTATACTCTTTCGTAAACTCCATTTTCTCTCCTAACTAGTCTTATCCTTTCTCTTGCTTTTTCTATACAGTTCCTACAAAAATACACTCCTATTTTCTCTACCCCAAATCAATTCTCTCTACTATAAAAGACAACTAAACTAGGCCTATTTTCATTCCCGGTTTTACAACAGTCTTATATATCTCAGCATTTTCAACCCTGATAGTAACGTCCAATGTTTCATCAGGGTTGGAATTTCTTAACTTTTTTATTGCTTCAATAATCAACCCCAAGTCTGAAATACTATCTGCTGTTATCTCTATCTTTATTGGTTGTATCATCATTATTATTCTCTCCTAACTTGCCCTATCCTCTCTCTTGTACTCCTCATAAATATTAAATATCTCATTCAAATCCACACCCAAGGCACTCGCAATTTTAGGAATATACTCTGCTCTAAGTAACTTTCTGCCATTTAACATGTTACTAAATTCAGATGCTGTGAACCCTGCACGCTCAGCTATTGCAACCTGCTTCATCCCCTTTTCCTCTATGATTCGCTTTATATTATTTATTATGCAATCATACGTACTCATAAAGTCCTCCTTTCCTTTAGTTAAGTTCGTATTTCTTGAACTTTACTTGTATAATAGTCGTATTATATGAACTTGTCAATACTTTTTAAGTTAAAAGTTTTAAATACTCGAACTTTTTATATTGACTACTTAATATAGCTATGTTACTCTTTAGGAAAGGAGGTATATATGTCGCTAAACGATAGAATCAAAGAAGCTAGATTGTCTAAAAATCTAACCCAAGAACAGTTGGCTGCTTTAATTGGAGTAGCTAAAACCACAGTAACCGGATATGAAAAAGGTACTAGCCAGCCAAGCATTGAAACATTAGCTAAAATCATGGAGGCTTTAGAAATAGATGCTAATTATCTATGGCAAGATGAAACAGACTTCAATTTTACCGTCTCATATAAAGAAATGAATAGTATTAAAAAATACCGCAATCTTGATGATCACGGTAAAGAGCTTGTTACATTGGTGCTTGATAAGGAATATGAAAGAGTTACCGACAATAAAAGTGTTACTATCATACAGGAAGAGAAAACACCTTATAAGACTATAACTTCACTCTGTATGTATCCTTATGTGCTTGGTGGTGCAAGTGCCGGAGCTACTTCTTTTATGACTGATATAGACATAGAAACAGTAAAAGCACCACTCTGTCCCGGAGCGGACTTTATCATACAGGTAAGCGGTGACAGTATGGAACCTACTTTCTATGACGGTGATAAGGTGTATGTTAAGAAGATGACTTCACTTGATATCGGTGATGTAGGCATTTTTATGATAAACGGCTCTGAAGTATATATAAAGGAACTTGGAAAAAACGGACTTATATCACACAATCAAAAGTATAAGACTATCAAACCTGCAGAATTTAAAGAAATTCAAGTAATAGGTAAGGTATTAGGAAAGGTATAGGTGAGTATCGCATTTATGAAAGGGAAAAATAACATGAAAAAACTTTGTATCATTATGGCACTCAGTATGCTTAGCGTAACGGCTTGTTCACAAACAGTATCAAAAAAAGAATATGAATCTGTAGTTGCTGAAAAAGAGGCTTTAGAATCAAGTGCAGCTGCTGAAAAACTGGATAGAGTCAATAAGGAACTTAATGATAGCAAACCGCTTACTGCTGTTCAATCTTGGGCAGAAACCGCTTTCGGTAGTTGTTCTACATTTGCAAGTTCTGATAATCAGTACATCCAGTGTGTTGTTCTATCCAAGAAAGACTCTACAGCCGATAGTGTAAAGACCATACAAAATAGTATGGTTAGTG